AGGATGACACTTTAGATTCGGCATTTACGCAACCTGAAGGTATTAATATTAGAAAGACAGAAGGTATTGTTACTCTTGATTATGCCGAAGTTCCATGGCTTACACAATCATTTGCAACAAGAACTGAAAGTGTAACTCCATTCTTGGTAAGTTTCTGGCAAGGTGCTTTGGAACTAACACCAGCATCTGATACTTGGATTGATACTGCAAGGTTAGAAGCAAAAATTATTAAAGCAGAAGGTGACTATAAAGAAACCATGCGTGAAATGGTTGAAAATAATGGTGTTGACCCACAGACTGGTTTTGGTCCTACAATTTGGAATTCATGGGAAACTAATTGGACTGGTCAAGAAGTTATTGAAAGAAAGCAACTTAGGACGCATAGGGGTGGTCAAAGTCGTACAGTCCAAGGGCCTGGAGGAAGGGCGAGAGTATCAGTAAGTAGGAGACAAGTAAGAGATTTTGTAGAGGAAGATACTCTAAGAGAAGTTAGAGATACTGGTACAAGGTCAAGAACAGGTAACAGAGCGATTGTTACAGAGCAATGGGATAATACTTCTGTTGGTGATAGGACTGTAAGTAGAGATGCTATTCCTTTCATGAGGTCAAGGAATATTCAATTTATTAATAAGAAGGTTAAGCCTCTCACAAGGATGTATGCATTCTTTGATGGAGTAAATGTAACCAAGTTCTGTGTTCCAAAACTTCTTGAAATTGAAATGGAGAGTGGTACATTTGAAGTTGGAGAAGATGTTACAGGAACAATTGTTACAGAGCAATGGGGTAGTCCTGCTATTTTGGTGAGCATTAAGTTTAGAGCAGCACAAGCAAACCATAGAGCTGGTGAGTATAATATTCCTACAGAAACATATATTAGGAATCCTTACACTTCACAACTCCTTTCCGAATCTTATTCTTCAACATCAAATATTTTGAATGTTGATACTTTCTCATTACAAGAGCAAGCAAAAGGTGAGTATTTTGGTTATGTTGAAGCAGGAATGAAGTTATATGGTCAAAGGAGTGGAGCATGGGCAACAATTACTGATGTTAAATTAGTTTCAGATATATCTGCTAATTTGAGTGGTAGTTTCTTTATTCCTGATCCAAATGTTCAATCAAATCCAAGATTTGAAGCTGGAACTAAAGTATTGACTTTCGTTAATGATCCGCAGAATAATCAAGAAATTGCAACAACAATTTCTGAAGAAGGATTTACAGCATCAGGAACTCTTGAAACTGTTCAAGAAAATATTATTTCTGTAAGGAATGCCCGAATTCAGAATAAGATAGAATTTGAGGAGCATGCGGTTAATAGAACAACCGGAATGCAAGTAATTTCTACTAGAGTTATATCTGAAACAAGAAGAAATATAACTATTACCATGTATTATGATCCGTTGGCTCAATCATTCTTGGTTGATGAAACAGATGGTATTTTTGTTACAAGATGTGATTTATTCTTTAGATCTAAAGATGATGCTGACATTCCAGTAACGATTCAATTGAGAACAATGAAGGGTGGATTCCCAACACAAAAGATTCTACCATTCTCTGAAATTATTATGAATCCAGATGAAATTAATGTTTCTGGAGATGGATCGGTTGCAACACCTGTTAATTTCAAGGCTCCGGTTTATTTGGAAGGAAATAATGAATATGCAATTTGTGTAGCATCAAATTCTACGAAATATAGTGTTTATATTTCTAGAATTGGTGAAAATGATTTATTGACTGATGCATTTATTTCAAACCAACCATATCTTGGTTCACTCTTTAAATCACAGAATGCTTCTACCTGGGAACCAAGTCAATGGGAAGATTTGAAGTTTGTTCTTTACAGAGCAGATTTTGTTGAACAAGGTCAGATAGAATTTTACAATCCTGCACTAAGTCAAGGAAACAAACAAATTCCTACATTGATGCCCAATTCTCTAGAGATGACTTCTAGGACAATAAGAGTTGGACTTACTACAACTCTTAATGATCCAGATCTTAAACCTGGAAATGTTATTAGTCAGTTGGGTAATAATGCAACTGGTGTTTATGTTGGAGCAGCTGGAAGTGTAACAGGAGCATTAAATGTTATTAATTCTGGTATTGGATATACTGGTCCATTTACATATACCGGAGTTGCTGTAACAACTATCACTGGATTTGGTAGAAATGCAACTGCTGATATTCAAGTTGCTATTGATGGAACAGTAGGTTTTGCAACTATTGTAGCTGGTGGAACTGGATATGAAGTTGGTGATACTCTTGGTGTAACTACTATTGGAACTAATAATCTTGGTACTGCGTTAAGGTTGTCTGTGGCATCAATTGGAAGTACAAGTGAACTTGTTTTGGAAAAAGTTCAAGGGAATTTTATTACTGTTGGAACAGCATCTACACTTCAATTTACTAATTCTTCAGGAATAACATCTACAGTAAATTATGCAAATGGTGCTTCACCTTATGTTAACATAAATAGCGGATTGGAGGGAAGTGATGGATTGCATATTAAGGTAAATCATAAAAACCATGGAATGTATTCTGATGCTAACCAAGTTATATTGTATGATGTTCAGTCAGATGTTTTACCAACAAGATTGAATACAGATTGGGATCCAACTTCTGGTGGAGGATTGTCTGTTGAGTCTACAGATAACTTCCAATCCTTTGAAAATGTTGGAGTTGGTACAACCAATAGTGGTTATTTAAAAATTGGTAATACTATTGTTGGATATACAACAGCATCTGGAACTACTATTAATGGAGTAACAATAATCAGTGGTGATGAGAAAACTTATCCTACAGGAACATATATTTCTAAGTATGAAATGAATGGAGTTTCTCTTAGAAGGATTAATGGTGTAACACATAATTTGAGTGATGCAACAGTTGCAAATCCAATTACATTTGATTCTTATAATATTAAGGTTGGAATGTCTACTAATGGTGTAGATAGAACTGCTTCTGCTGGATGGCCAAAACTTTATACGCAGAATACAAAATCTGCTGGTGGAAGTAATATTAAGGCAACACAAAATATGCCTTATGAAATTATTACGCCAATGGTTGCTAATACTACTGTTCCAGGTACAACTTTGACTGGAATGATTAAAACAGTAAGTGGAAAGAGTATTAGTGGTAATGAAATTCCATTTATCGATAAAGGATGGGAAACTATTGCATTGAATAAGCAAAATTATATGGATAGTCCTCGTGTTATTTGTTCTGAAGTTAATCAGAATAATAAGTTGACCACACTTCCAGGTAAGAAGTCATTCCAGTTAAGTATTCAGTTGGCCTCAAATAATACAATGGTATCTCCTACTATTGATACTCAAAGAGTTTATAATGTTCTAACTTCTAGTAGAGTTAATAATATAATTGAAGATTATGCTCTGGATAAGAGAGCATGTTCGATGACTGATGATCCTACTGCATTCCAATATATTTCTAAAGAGATTACTCTTGAAAATTCAGCAACATCATTGAGAGTTATGATGAATGTAGCGATGAATCCACATACTGATATTCGTGCTTTCTATGCAATAAGTGAAGATCAGAATTTTGATCCTGTCTTTACACCATTCCCTGGATATAATAATATTAATGACAGAGGAGAAATGATTAAACTGCAGGATAGTGATGGTCTTCCCGATGCTTATGTTCCTATTCAGACAGTAACTTCTGCTGAGGAAAGTATGTGGTCAGAATATACATTTAGTTCGAGTGAATTGCCAACATTTAAATCATATCGAATTAAGTTCTTATTGACTTCAACCAGTCAAGTATATACACCTTCGGTTAAAGAATTGAGAGTTATAGCTCTCGCTTAATATTATGGAATATTTAAAAGTAAAGGATCATTCAAATTTAGTAAGAGATCCCGTGTCGAATGGGATCATAAACACCAATAAGTCTGCATATAATCAATATGTAACCAGACGTAATGCTAAAAATGAAGAAGTGAATAAGGCACAAAATATGGAAGAAGATCTTGCTAATTTAAAAGGTGAGATTAATGAGATTAAAGATTTATTGCGCCAACTTGTTCAGACTAAATATCAATAAAGGAAAGTGTGTAAATGGCACAACCGTCTACCAGAACAGAGTTAATTGATTATTGCAAGAGGCAATTAGGTGCTCCTGTTTTAGAAATTAATGTTGCAGATGAGCAACTTGATGATCTGACGGATGATGCTATTCAATTTTTCCAGGAAAGGCATTTTGATGGTGTTTATCAGGCATATTACAAATATCAGATAACACAAAATGATGTTGATAGAGGAAGAGGAAAGGGAAAAGCACCAGCAGTAGGAATAGCAACAACAACAGCAACTACCTCTATTCCTGGTATTGGTAATACATCATTTGCCTTTGAGGAAAATAGTAATTATTTACAAGTTCCTCCTAATATTATTGGTGTAACAAAAATATTCCGTTTTGATGGCTCTGCTAGCATGACGAATAATATGTTTAGTGTGAAGTATCAGTTATTCCTGAATGATATTTACTATTGGGGATCCACTGAACTTTTGTCATATGCAATGGTTAAGACATATCTTGAAGATTTGAATTTCTTATTAAATACTGAAAAACAAATCAGATTCAATAAACGTCAAGATAGACTTTACCTGGATATTGATTGGGATAATGTGACAGTTGGTGATTGGTTAATTGTTGATTGTTTCTCTACATTAGATCCTAATGATTATGCACGAGTATGGAATGATTCTTTCATTAAACCATATTTGACGGCATTAATTAAAAAACAATGGGGACAAAATATGATGAAATTCCAAGGAGTAAAACTTCCTGGTGGTATAGAGTTGAATGGAAGGCAAATGTATGATGATGCACAAAGAGATTTAGATGTGATAAGAGAAAGAATGTCCAGTACTTGGGAACTGCCTCCTCTTGACATGATAGGTTAGGATAATGGCATTAAATTCATTTTTCCTACAAGGATCACAAGGAGAACAAAACTTAGTTCAGGATCTTATCAATGAACAGTTGAGGATGTATGGTGTTGAAGTACACTATCTTCCAAGGAAATATATTACAGAAAAAACAGTAATAAGAGAAGTAATTCAATCTACATTTGATGATGCATATCCAATAGAAGCTTACTTGGAAAATTATGATGGATATGGAGATCAGACTACAATACTATCAAAATTTGGAATTCAAGCACTTAATGAGATAACACTAACGATTTCAAAAGAAAGGTATGAATCTTATATTACACCACTTTTAGATGGTCAATCAGATATTAAGTTGGCAACTAGACCTAAAGAAGGTGATCTAATTTATTTTCCTTTTGGTGATAGGTTATTTGAAATTAAATTTGTTGAGCATGAGCAGCCATTCTATCAACTTAGAAAGACTTATGTTTATACATTAAAATGTGAACTCTTTAGGTATGAGAATGAAGTTATTGATACTGATGTTGCAGAAATTGATGATATTCTAACTGGTGATTCTAGTGGTGATATGGCAACAACACTAGGTTATACTCAAACCTTGACTATGGCTGGTGTTGGTACTGGTGCTGCTGCGTATGTTGGATACATTTCTGATGGTGGAATTTCACAGGTTATTCTGAGCAATCGTGGCGGTGGATATAGAACTGCACCAAGAATTGGTATATCTTCTGCTCCATCATCAGGAATT